GCTTAGTTTTTCCAACATCGTTTTAATATCCTGCACTTCTTGCTCTGTGTCCCTGATGTGCCAGACGCTTGAGTGTGGGGACAGGTAGCACCAAGCGCCTACTTTCGTGTACGCAAGACTTTCTTGCTCTATATGCTTTTTGGTTATCTGAAATATCATGCCTCATTGTAATCAATCCGCCAGTGGGCGGTAAAGGTTGCGCTCACAGGTTGAGTGCTTGCTTGCAAATATTTCTATTTCTACATCAAACAAATGTAAATTGATTGGTGTGGGGATAGGCTCTTGCTCCCCGCACTCGCTACACACTAATGCGTGTTCGTCTGGCTTGAAGTATTGTTTGGGTTTCATAGTGAACCCCACTGAGCAGCCATAGCGTTTGCGATGCCCTGAAAAGTTTTGGCTCGGTTCTTTTGTCTGTCTTTACCACCTTTGTTAAACCAATTGCCAGCTATCTTGCTACTTTCCCTTTCGTTCACTATGTCGGTTGGCTGCAAGATTGGCAAATTTTTCAGCCAAAAACAAGTTTTCTTTTTTAATGGGTGTCCATGCTCGTAAGGTTGCACAAACTGCGAATATTTTGGTAAACCGTAAATTGTTGACGGAATCGGGTTTTCAATACAAATCTTTGGTATATTTGCCTTGTGCAGCAACATAAAAAATTGCTTGGCCTCAAGCCCTTTTAATAGCCTTTCATTGTTTAAAACTTTGTTAGGATATAAAAACCTTGCGCCTGCATTTGATAGGTAAGTACATGGTGGGTGTGCAATCATCATATCCCAGCCATCATTTAAAATATCTAATACATTTCCCTGATAATGAGAACCAGGCACATCAGTAGGCAAAATATCACAACTGGTTGCCTCGTGACCAATCTTTGTAAATGCATCACGCACTTTACCGCTAAATTCACACGCTATTAAAATTCTCATTCCTCCACCCCATACTCAACTTCAAGTATTTTCTCAAGGTAGTGAATAGCTTTGAGTATGTCCGCACGGCCACCTTTTTTCTTGTGGCGACTAACGTACTTGATCACGTTACCCTCAAGGTAGCCAAGCTGGTTTGAGATGATGTAATCCCAGGGCTCGATGTTTAGTAAATAATGATTGCCACCTACTTGTTTATCGTTAATTGTCATTTCTTATCCTTTTTTTAACAGTTTACATTCTAGTACTAAAACTCCGCACATCGAAGCGTACCTAACGTACCTACTCTTAAGAGTAGTAGTACGGTACGGTACGTTTTCTCGCCTTTGTCACAACGTACCTAGGTACGCTCAGGTACGGTACGGTACGTTTGGTACGGCTACTTTCTAGCATTTTTAAGCATCAACAACTCATTCGAGTAATCGCTGTCCACAAATATGAAACCATGAGAATGATTCTCAATAACGCCTGCGCTTAACAATTCATAAATCATCTTGCCTTTTGCAGACGGTTTACACTCCTGAGCTGCTCCTGTTTCTTTCATCGCAAGATTAGACGTCAAGTACTCCATAACCCCGCTTCTCGAAACATAAGGCAGATCATTAACCAACTCCGCCCCTGTGTGCCACCAAGCTGCTTCAATCTTGTCGGTATGCTTTTTAAGCGGGTTATCTTTCTTAATGGGTGTTTTATTTGACTGTACAAGTACCGCACTTGTTACCTGATTACCGTCTTCATCAAACCAATTTGGCAACTGAACTTGCTCTAACTCAGCGAATAAAGAGGTAGACAATTCAGCATCTTTTGACTTTCTTTGGTGTATCTCTAGTGGACTGCCATTATTAGCAGGGACAATTGACACTTCAATATCTAAAGCCCCGCGCCATGCACTTGAGCCACGCGCACGATTCTGTGCCTCTGCTGATACGCCTGTGTGGTGCACTAGTATCACCGAGCAATTAAACTCAGCCATAAGTGCCGAGCAAGCATCTAACATTGTCTTGGCATCTTGTGCGCTATTCTCGTCACCCGCCAAAAAGCGGTGTAATGTATCAACCACTATGACGCGAGGCTTATTAGGTAATCGCCTAATGTGATCTAAAACCCTCTGAAACCCCGCAGGCGTGTTTAAATCGCACCCGTCTTTAGATAGCCACATATCCAACTGTTTAACGCCATGCTTGTGCTTCCAAGCCGATATACGAGCCTTTAATCCGTGATGACCCTCGCCAGCTAGGTAGACTACCCCGCCACCGCGAACTTTTTGCCCGAACCATTCTGTGGTGTTAGAAGCTATCCTTAAACACCAATCGAGTACGACAAAGGTTTTCCCGCCACCGCTTGGCCCGTGCACCATAATCAGCGCATCGGTTTGCACCCAACCCTTAATGAGCCATGAGATCGGGTCTGGTTTAGCGCAAAACTCATCTGCTGCAACTAACCAATCGTCTTTAGGTGGCTCAAGAAGCCCGAGCAAATCATGCCCTGCTTGAACATAATCATTGGCATCGCCAGATTCAGGTGGCATCACTACCCTAGCCCCATACTTGGCACTTGCCTGTTCAGCATAACGTTGTCCTACCCCAGAAGCATCATTGTCAGCAACAATAACAATGTCTTGAGTAACACCATAGCGCTTACGCATAATTTCTGTGACGGGCACTAAGTTTGATGCTGAGTAAGCAATAACGACTGGCTTGCCTGTGGCTTCACGAATAGTGGCTGCGGTAGCAAAACCCTCCGCAATATATAGTGTTTTATCCATCTCGCCTAAAACCCAGAATCGAGCACCCGTAGCGCCACCTGTGTGATACAGTTTCTTGCCATCGGCTGAGATATATTGCAGACTCGATATTTCGCCATCATCATCGTACAAAGGCACAACCAAGCGCCCATCGCCCGTAACCCTTGCGCCATGTACGCCAATCCCTTTACGCTTTAAGTAGGGGTGCTCAGGGTGAGCACCTGTGCACTCAGACCAAATGATTTCAACTGTGTTTGCGGCTTTCTCGCGTTGCACCTTAATCTCTAAGTCACGAAGTGCTTTGGCCTCTGCCATGCGCTTAATAAATGACATCTCTTCGGCTGCGGTGTATTTGCGCCCAATGTCGGCACGAAAGGAACCCTCAACCCCTGAGCGCCAGCACCCAAAACGACCCATTGGCAAGTTATCACCATAAATAACGTACCAACCTGACGAATCTTTTGACTTAGACGTTGACTTGAATCGGTGAATCTGTCCGTCAATAATAATTTCGTTAGGAGGCACAAGGTTTGCAGAGATAATCGCATCACGCAATTGGTCTTCAGGTCTAGCGGGTGGTATTTCAAGTGGTGGCGTAAACGCTCTGCCACCTAGAATGTGGGTTATGTCGGTCATAAATTAAGCCGCTTTGCGTTGATTACGCTTGCGAACATATTGGCGTATTTCTTCCGCGTGTGCAATGCAACCTGTGGCCATAATCTCGTACTCTTGCGCCCTGACTTCAAGTTCGCTATCACTTAGCTGACTTGTAGGCACTAACTCTCTTTCCCCTTCGCGCTGTACTGGGTATGCTTTTTGCAAATGCGTAAAACCATCTAATACAAGTTGACCAGAAGCGTTGTCTGCGCTAGGCTCAAACTTTGTTATACAACGTTTTACATAATCGTTTATATAGTGCTTGGCACAAATTAAATAAAAATCAACGTCACTGCCATTTACATCACTGTATTTATTCAAAACTTCATTGGTTGCCCAAGTCATATTCACAACCTGCTTTTCATCTATTTTTTGCAAAATCAGGCTTGAAATAACTGCTTGAATGTCTTTTAAGTTGGTAAGTTTCATAATCAAATCCTTGTTATAAGTTTGTCGTGAATAGAATCTATCTCTTTTATAGCCAAACGCAATCTAGCGCACTCATCTTCATCTAGTATTGATGCTGTCGCCACTATGTCATACGCATTGCAATTTTTTAAGTGACGCTCAAACAATGCAACAAAGTGCATTGCTTTATTAAACTCTTGCGGGTTGCGCCCCTTCAAATCAATAATGCTTCGCTTGCCTTGCTCTGCTAGTTTTGTGACTGTTGGCGGGTTTTCTGAATCTACTTGATGCTCAAAAGAATCTTGAGGAACTGTTGCTACTCGTAGTGCTGTCTTTCGTTGACGCTCACTCATGCCTGCTTCGGTAGCTGCTTGGGTTCTTGTAATCAACGGGTCGGTGCAGTCCCGTTGATCTGACTTTCTGTCACCTCCTTTTTGTGGCTCAATCTGTTTAAGCAATTCACCTGCCCTGCGAATGGCTCTAGCTTGTATCCTGTCTGCCATTTTTCGTAATGACTCATCATTGGCTTGCTTGGCGTAACTTGCTAACGCTTCGGCTTTGTTCGCCCAAGACTGGCACTCGTCTATCTGTGTGCACTCAGCCAATGCGTGCTGTGCTTGCTGATACATTGCAGGCAGTTTTGCGTTGGCTACTGCTGGTAATTGGCTATGGTCTATCATTTTTTTAATCCTTTTCTGCTTTTAAGTGCCCGTTAGTCTTAACTTCTAGCTCATATTGCCTAGCCTGTGGTGGGTACTCGCCCCATTGGTATATGACTTGAGGCCATATCCCTAAAGCGTCTGCAAGAGCCTTGCGACCCTCAAAATACTCTACTGCTTCCTGTGTTTTCATAATTATTTCCATTTAATTTGTCATGCTGTGTTGACATCATAACTTTAATTTGTTAAATTATCAACACTCACTAAACGGATTGTCCGACCAGTGATACAAAAGGAACTAAAAATGGCTATTAACCTAAAGTCCACAAGTGGCTTATCTGCCAATGGTGTGAAGATGCTTGTATACGGCAATGCAGGGACTGGCAAGACTTCACTTATCCCTACTTTGCCC